AACTCATAACAACCAGGGAAACCAACCAGGCAAACGCTCTTGAAGCGATGCGTAATCGTGCGTTTCAACACGAAGAAGCCGGCATTGGTCGGACGTTCTCTGCCGACCAGGCGGCGATTAATCGTAAGTTCGAAGAACAGATGAGCAATACGGCGATGCAACGCCAGGTAGAGGACCTTAAAAAAGCGGGCCTTAATCCCGCCCTGGCGTATATGCGTATAGGTGGAGCATCAACACCCGCAGGAAATGCCGCTTCGGCAGGTTCAACGCCGAGCGGGTCACAAGCCGTAATGCAAAAGGCTCAAATCGGCGAATACATACAGAGAGCGATAGCGACATCAATGCAGGTCCGGCAGTTAAAAAAGGACCTGGAAAACACTGATGCAGATACGAAGTTAAAAACAGCTCAGGAACAAGCAAGTAAATACCAGGCGGCAATAAACGCTCAATCAGCCAGGAAACTTTCCCTGGAAGCTGCCGCCGAGGAAGCGAAGCTTCCGGCAATACGAAGGCACGGCGAGATAGACGAAAAATACGCCGGCTTCGATGCGTTCACCAGGAGAACGCTACCGGCCCTGAATACAATACTCGGAGCCATAGGGATAGGCACTGCTGCTAAAATAGCAAAACAAAATAAACTCCAATATCAAAACAAAAAACTAAATAACAACTACAAAATAAAGATAAACAGAAACTTAAATATGGAGGAGTAAAAAATGATTAGCATTACAAAGCGTGCCAACGGCTCCCTAAGAGTCCAACTCATATGTGAGGACAAGGGCCGGACAAAACAATCAGCAAAAAAGGAATGTGACATAAACTACATCGTAGGGCAGTTTCAGAAACACAAAAAGATGCCCGATATGATACGAGCCGTCGGCGAGTATCTCAACCTGGAAGCCACGCCGGACTACCGTGAAGCCCTGGACACCGTAATAAGGGGCCAGGAAACATTCGATATGCTTCCGTCCAGGCTAAAAACCAGGTTCAACCAGGACCCTGCGCAGTTCCTGGAATTCGTAACAAACCCTAAGAACATCGAAGAAATGAGGACCCTGGGCCTGGCAGAAAGGGCCTCGGCCCAGGAGCCAAGGCCGGCCGGATCGCCGGCCACGCCGGCACCGGCATCCTCGGCCGCGGCAGGCACCCCCCAGGGGGGGGCGTAGGGGGGGAGGGCGACCATTTACCCACTTGTTGTAAATGGTCGCACTGACACGTCCCAGAGCGCACAAGGCCCGGCAAGGGGGCCTTTAACCGGGTGCAGGCCCTCTCCATAAGGGGGTTACGGCCCGCCCTTGAAAATACGGACAGGAGGTCAATATATGAGGCGTTCCAGGATGAGCCGCAAAAAAAGCAGGCGGGCCTTTCGGCGTTCAGCCGGCACACACCCTAAGAACTATGCCAGGGCCCCAATCCGGAGGGGTGGCATCAGGTTATAACAATGGCCTGCTACTCTCCTATCGATGGGTGGCGGTCAAGGGAAGTGTCAAAAAATGGAAAAAGGGGTATCGTATTCGACAGGACAAAGGGTTTCAGTGATATGCCCGTCACTGTGCCTTGTGGTCGTTGTTGGGGTTGCCGCCTTGAACAAAGCCGACAGTGGGCAGTTCGATGCTGCCACGAAGCTCAACTGTATGATAATAATTGCTTTATCACACTTACATATAATCCAGAAAATCTACCGAAAAGCGGCTCCCTGGTTAAACGTGATTTCCAACTATTTATGAAGAAATTGCGTAAGCATATACAAATGGAAAATCTACCAGGCGTTCCGGACAACCAATATAAACATTTCGACCTTTCAGGCGTAAAGGTAAGATACTACCACTGTGGCGAATATGGTTCAGAGAACGGCCGCCCTCATTATCACGCCCTGCTATTCAACTATGATTTCAAGGATAAAGTATTCTGGAAAAAGAAGCTTGGAAACATTCTATGGGTAAGTGAAACGCTCAACAAGCTTTGGGAAAAAGGTTACTGTGCCGTCGGTAATGTAACCTTTGAATCAGCGGCGTATGTCGCACGCTACATAATGAAAAAGATGAACGGCGAAAAAGCCCTGGACCACTATCCGGAGGTCGGTATTAATCCCGACACCGGGGAAATAATACAGGTCCAGGCAGAATATACAACTATGAGCCGTCGCAACGGAATAGGCCACGACTGGTTCAAAAAGTTCACTGGGGATGTGTTCCCCTCTGACCAGGTAATAATGCGTGGCCGAGAAATGAAGCCGCCAAAATACTATGACGATATATATGATTTGACAAACCATAACGAAATGTCTATAATAAAACATATGCGAAAGCTTGCCGCCGAAAAGAACGCCGCCAATAACACAACCACCAGGTTAATACAAAGAGAAAAATGCAAACGTGCTCAAACAAACTTCCTCATAAGGAGTTTTGAAAATGCGTAAACCGGTATTCAGTATCTACGACAGTAAGGGCGAGTTTTATACAAGGCCCTTCGTAATGCAGAGCAAGGGCCAGGCAGTAAGGGCTTTCGTTGACCTGGCTAATGACGATACGACGGACATAGGAAAGCATCCGGAGGACTACACACTTTTCTGCATAGCGTATTTCGACGAGCTGAAAGGTAAATACGAAAACACGCCAACGCCCGAATCAATGGGCGTGGCAATAGAATTCAAAAAGCCGGACCGCCAACTTCCTCTACCGGAAATACCGGGACCGGCGAAGTAACCTCGGGGCGTTATGACCCCCGAGGCCGTAATAATAACACGGAGGTATGCAAATGAAATCAGTTATGCAGCACTCGTTCAGTAACATTCCCGACGTAAAACTGCAACGCTCGAAGTTCAACCGGTCACACGGCTTGAAAACAAGCTTCAATGCCGGATACCTGGTGCCGGTATATGTGGACGAAGCGCTCCCTGGGGACACGTTCAATCTCCGTATGTCGTGCTTCGGCCGGCTTAACACTCCCCTGGTGCCGATAATGGACAATCTCTACATAGACACGTTCTTCTTCGCCGTTCCAAACCGCCTACTGTGGACCAAGTGGCAGAGGTTCTGCGGCGAGCAGTTGGACCCCGATGACCCCTGGACGGACTACACGCTCCCGATAATGGACGTCACGGAAGAACCGCTACTGTCCGGATACCTGGCTAATTCCCTGGAAGATTACTTCGGCCTGCCTACGGAGGTAGCCGCTATACCAGGGATAAACGCCCTGTTTCATAGGGCATATAACAGGATATGGAACGAGTGGTTCCGTGACCAGAATATGCAGGACCCCGTCGTAATGAACACCGACGACGGACCGGACGACGGCGGCGAATACACACTGTTAAAAAGGGGCAAGCGGCACGACTACTTCACATCGTGCCTGCCCTGGCCGCAAAAAGGGGATGCCGTAGAGCTTCCCCTGGGCGATAGCGCACCGGTCCAGGCAGACCTGGCCCACCCGGACATAATGCTATATGACGGAGTTACAGACCGCAGGATTCAAGCGAAAAATACCACTAAAGAACTCGAGATGTCAAACACTTGGGGCAGCAATAATGCCCTGCGTTTCGGCGAGGACGGCGACATAACCAAGACCGGTCTGATAACGGACCTTTCAGCTGCTACCGCTTCAACGATAAACGCACTGCGCCAGGCGTTCCAGATACAGCGTCTCCTGGAAAGGGATGCCAGGGGCGGCACAAGGTATGTGGAGATACTGCGTTCACACTTCGGTGTGGTATCGCCGGATTTCCGGTTGCAGCGGCCGGAATACCTGGGCGGTGGCCGGACCAACATCAACATATCGCCGGTGGCCCAGACAAGCGAAAAGGGAACTACTCCCCAGGCGAACCTGGCGGCAATAGGCACGCTTTCAGCAACCGGCCACGGCTTCACTAAGTCATTCACTGAACACTGCGTAATCCTGGGCTTGGCCTGTGTTACGGCAGACCTCACATACCAGCAGGGCCTGGACAGGATGTGGACCAGGTCAACCAGGTGGGACTTCTACTGGCCCGCCCTGGCTAATATAGGCGAACAGGCGGTCCTCAACAAAGAGATATACTGCCAGGGACCAGCTGGTGGTTCCGACGATGACGATGTATTCGGCTACCAGGAAAGATATGCCGAATACCGCTACGCACAAAGCAAAATAACTGGGGTATTTCGTAGCAACCACGCTACATCCCTGGATATGTGGCATCTCAGCCAGGACTTTGGCGCATTGCCAACTCTCGACGATACATTCATAGCAGAAACGCCGCCTATGTCTAGAATAATGGCGGTCAACACGGAACCGGACATTCTGTTCGATGCGTTCTTCGACCTGGTATGCGCCAGGCCGATGCCTGTATACTCCGTGCCTGGTCTGATAGACCATTTCTAAATGAGGGGGTGGGACCCGACCTTTTCGGAATTGGCGAAGTATCAGCGGCCACGATAGCGGCCGGCTCGGAACTCATAACAACCAGGGAAACCAACCAGGCAAACGCTCTTGAAGCGATGCGTAATCGTGCGTTTCAACACGAAGAAGCCGGCATTGGTCGGACGTTCTCTGCCGACCAGGCGGCGATTAA